CACCCGCGAAGCATAGCCGAACGTAGACGCCACTTACCCGCACCATACTCTCCAGTTCATCGGGGGACATTGGTGACTCCGGGCAGAGGCGGGGGGATACTCGGCTCGTGCGTCTCAGACCACGCGGTGAACGTCTGCCCCGCCCGCCGCATTTCACGCTCGAGGTATTCAATGTGCCAGATGGCACGATCGTATTTCCGTTCCAGGCGATTGTTGGACTTGGTCAGGTCTTGGACTTGCTCATCGAGGCAGTCCACTTCCTTCCGCATCGTCTCATAAAGCTGCCTGTACTCATCGAACGTATCCTTGCGGAGCTTGGCGGCGTTGTTGGCCCGCCCACCCCAAAGGCTGTAGGCTCCGGAAACAAGCTCGCGGAGTACAACTCCAGCGATGCCTCCAACGACAGCCCAGGCCGAGGCGTCCATGTATTACTTCCTGGGGAGGGTATGGGATTGAGGACCAGTGTATCGACTACCGACGCACACCGTCAAGCGTTATTCCCAGGAGCGAGAAGCGTGGCGGCGAGGTTCGCGAGGTTGCTGTTGGGTGGACTCGACTTCGCAGCAGCTCCGGCACTGGGCTTCCACTTGCATCGACAGCGAGGGTGGACCGGGATCAATCCTCGGGCTGTCGTCGTGGTGTACGGGTTGTTGGCAGCGAGGGCTCGGCAACGCTTGCAGACCTTCCTATCCCCGGCGGTCGTGAAGATCATTTCGTCCTCCACGTCCACGTCGCGGACCCCGAGGTGCTCAAGCATGTCGAGCTGGCCCTCCGAGTAGCTTTCGACCGTCTCGGTTTCCACCGTCGTGCGAACGCGGTCCTCGGGCTTCTTCACTTCCTCCTTGACTTCCTTGGCGACCTGAGACGCCTTGGGCTTCTTCCCGAGGACCTTAGCAAGGACGCGAGTGACACCACCCACGATCGTCTGAGCGATGCCCGCGAACACTTCCTTCACCTTTGTGAACAGCTTGCCGAGACTGCTGCGGCCTTGGGACGAGCCCTCGACCGTGTTGACGTTGATGGCCTTCTGGAGCTCGTGCAGTTCCTGGGCTCCATCCTTCCTATTCACGTCCTGGTAGCTCTGCTGTGCTCCCTTCCGAAACGCCATGGCGATGTACTTGTCGGCCCAGGTCCCCCCGAAACGCTTCTCGGCGAACTGTTTGGCCTTCTGGACTAGGCGGTCTAAAAGGCTGCTGTCGCCCGCAGCGTTGAGGATCTGCGTCTGGTCGAACTCTGCTTGGATCATCGCAAGGAGATCGTCATACAAGCCCCGTAGACGCCCAAGAGCGTCACGCATGAACGCATTCCGCACCCCCGTGAGGCGTAGGGGGTCAATCTGTAGCGGATTGAGCATCACGCCGCCTCCACGACGATGTAGCCTTCACAGGCGAGCGTATCGCCCCCTGCCGTCACTGCGAGGACGGTCACCTTGTACGTTCCCGCTGTGCCCGCTGAGAGGCGGAAGCTGACTCCCTTGCCCGTTCGGATGCGTGAGCGGTCCGAATCGTAGAAGTCGGCAGCGAGCACAGCAGCAGCCCCCGCCGTAGGAGCTCCTGCCCCCGCGAGCGACACGGTGGCCGAGGCAATCGTGTCGCCCGAGAGGAGGGCGCCCTCGTCCGTGAAATCAGCGGCGAAGGTCTTCACCTCCGCCACCTTCTTGTTCAGCGTGAGCACGCCGCCAGCGTCTACGCTGCCTCGGAAGATTCGCGAGTCGAGCATGAGGCACCTTAGTCCATGATAGGCAGAGCGGAGACCGAGTAGGTGATGGAGTCGGCGTCACCATGCGTGGCGATGATACGCCAGCTGGCGGGGAGCACGTCGTTGGCGACGAGGTTGGCTGCGGCGGTCGCCCCGGGGAACACGCGGAGGACTGTCGTGCCCGTGCCTACGATGGCAGCAGACGCGAGGATGGTGTAATACTTCCCGGAGGTCGGGTCGTACCCCTGGATGGTGAACACGACCGAGGGGGATGCCGCGATGGCGGTACAGTCGATGACCACGATGAGCCCGCGGGCTCGCTTCGCAGACTGGAGAGCCATTGCGGTGGGGGTCGCTGTGCGAGCACCCGTGGCGTAGGCGATGATGGCGACGGCCATTGAGGACCTCACTTCTTCTTAGGTGGACCGGACTGGGAATTGGACTTGCCGCTGGCTCCGGTTTTCTTGCTCGCGTCTCCCGAAGTCGCGAGAGGAGCGGGGTCGGGCTTCTTCCACACGTCCTCGGTGGACGGGTCGCTCGCGTTCTTGGTTGCCGCTTCCATAATCTGCTTGGCTTGCTCCAGCGGCATTTCGAGGACATAGGTGAAGAACTCAAGCGGTGGGATGATCGTCTCGGCGCCACTCGTGACGTACTGGAGAATGGCCTGGGCCTTCTTCACAGCAACGTCGGCACGGTCCTTGTCGCTCATCGCGTTCAGGTCACGCCACTCGATCTTCCACTGAGCGGGTCTGGGCAGCACGCCCACCGCGATGAGACGTTCCACGAACGGGTCGATCAACATGGGCGTAAGGTACGCCTCCTGTCGATGCCCCAGGCGCCGGTTCCACGTCGTGCTGTCCTGCGAGCTTGCGAGGTGGCCCGCTTCGCTGCCGAGGAAGATGCGGAGCGGCACTCCGATGGTTGCACAGAGGGCGATAAGCTGCTGGAGGATGTGGGCGGTGGGGTCGCTGACTTGCGGGGCGAGGCTCTTCATCGTCATGCCGGTGAGTCCGACGTAACGCTGGAGTCCGTTCATGTACTTGAACAGCTGATCCTTCACCGTGTCCATGTCGAGGTCACCGTCCTCGATCACGTCCGGCATCGCTTCAATCGAGTACCCCGGGAACCCACCCTTCCAGAACATTTCCGCAGACGCTCCGAGCAGCTTGCGGAGGTCGTGGAGGCGGTTGAAGATCTGCTGCTGCCGCGGGGTCCCGTGCGTCTCAGCATTCGAGCGATTGTCCGCGACGTGCAAGCAGCGAGTCCAGTGGACCATCACGCTCTGAGTGATCGTCCCGTCTGCTGCACTCAGAAGCCCCGTCCCAGCGAACGCGGCCGGGTTGATGAAGTTGATCCGGTACAACTCTGGGAGGCCGTAGCGTGGGCTCGTCTCGTCCGTGACGAGCTTGGCGATCTGTGCGTCATCTTCTGCGAAGCAACGTAGGAAGGTGATGTTCCTTTCCTGCGTCATCCCGTCGGGCTCGCCCGTGCGAAGGTCAATGCCGGGGACGGGCTTCTCGAGGTTGTCCCCGGGCCGCATGTCATCGAACCCGATGACGAGCACGCCGAAGCGTCCAATCCCACTCATGCGGTCGATGCGGTGGAGGTAGTGCCATATCTTGTGCTTCTTCTGGATCTCCTTCCACTTCGCCTCGAAGGGCGTGTCGGTGCCCTCGTCATCGTCCTCCCACATATCAGGATAGAGGGACCAGCACTCATCGGGGAGCACGTTGACCGCACGAGCAGCGAGACCTTCCTTCTCGTAATAGATCCGGTAGTCGGCCACGTCCGGGTTGGAGTTGTAGCCGCAGTCCTTGTCCAGGTCCCGGTTCGCTCCATCCATACGCTGCTGCATCCATTGCCAGCGTGAGGTCATCACGTTCATGACCATCTGGGTCATCTGGGCTTTGGCTTGGTTCAGCGTCAGCGGCACGAGCTCCTTGCCCGGGGACTTGGTGCTCGAGGTCGAGTTGGTGACGGGCTCAGACATGGATAAGCCTTCGCTGGGTGCGTCGGAATCGTTTGGGTGGAGAGCAGAGCACGACCTTCGGCGGTCGTGCAAACGTCGCAAGGAACCACGAGTCCCATACGCCTGGGGTACTCGGGTTCCTTAGGGGGTTCTTGTCGCGGGGGCCTCCGTACTTGAGGCCCTTGCTTCGCGTGCCCATGTCAGTCCTCGAGGAGGTGCTGAGGGACGCAATAGTACCACGCCGGAATTGCGAGCAGCACCCCCGCGAGCGTGTAGAGCACCATTGTCCCACGCTCCTTGAGGAGCATCGCCTCAATGGCATCCTCTTCGCACGGCTTGGCGAGGAAGATGATGAGCACCATATGGAACACCGGCAGCAGTGCGACAAGTGCCTTGGTGATTCGCAGCCACGACGACGCGGAGGGCTCGCGAAGCACTCCGTAGGTCAAGTGCAGATAGAACAGCACGAGAGCGTAGGCCATTTCCGCGATGAGGATGGGATGCTTGCCGCACAGTGCAATCCACACGCGGCTGATGGTGGCCTTGTTGCTGCCGAACTTGTCGAGCAGCACGTCCACGAGCCCGCCGCCCACGAACATCAGACCGATAACGGCGATGGTCACCTGGCGGAAGTCGAAGGACTGCTGTGGCGTCATTGGTTGCATGAGGGCTCCGGCACAGAAGGAAGGGGAAGGAGGGGCTCGCTGCGGCCGGCGAGAGGTACCGGGGGATTCCTCTCTCCTTCGCTCCACGTAAGATGGGATGGAGCGAAGTCGGCCGCAGCGAGCACGACGACTTAGAACTGGAGGACGGTGCTCACCTGGAGCGAGCCGTCCGGCATGATGCACGCGAGGTACATGGCGGGATCGCCCGTGCTGTTGTCGGTGATCGTCACGTCCGCGAGCCCCGTGGCGGGGAAGAGGAGATCCCACGAGACCGGAATGGTCGCGTTGAGGACCACCTGCGTGAACGTGCTGATGCCGGTCAGGGCGGTGGTGTTCGCCGTGAAGCCGCCGCCACCCGCGGTGATGAGAATGTAACCGAGCGACACGTTCCCGGCGTCGGGGCTCGGCAGTGCCGCGTAGGCCAGTGCCGCCGTGTTGTACGCTTGCGTGGTGCTCGGGACTTTCGTGCTCACGGTCCCCGCCGCGTTGATCTGCACGAGGATGATCCCGTACTTGCTCGCGGACACGATATGGGCCAGCGTGAACGTGAGCGGGTCGGTGGCCGCCTTGGTGTATGTCTTGCCACCGATGGTGTAGGTCGTCGTGGCGGTCGTCTTGAAGGCGGTGGCG